ATTCTAATTCTTTAAGGATTTCTTGAAAATTTAAAGACATTTAAAATATATTTTTAAAATGAATCACTTACCAATTGATAATCTTTGCTGGTTAATTCTTTTTTTGCTTTCTTTAACAAATCATCAACCATCTTATCTCTTTTCTTTGCAGCTTCTGGAGATATACTACCATCCTTATCGTGCTGTTTTTTGATTTGTTGTAACTTATGAACGGCATCTTTGTCATCCATATAGATTGCCAATTCAACTGCCGCAGTAGAGTGGTCATTATTATGAGTCATTCTACTTACTTTTTTATTAAAAGCTTCTGCCGGATTATACATTTCCTTTAAAGGAATTAAATTTACTAATTTCATACTAACATAATTATATGATATAAATATATATTTTTAATCTATTCCCACTAAATTGTTGTAATTCTTACCTTCTTCAATTTTTACCGGGAAACCACCCTTCTCCATTATTTCTTTAATGTCGTTTAAAATATTTTCTCTTTCAATTGGATGGGTGTCTATAAGGAAGGCATCATAGGTATAAAGTATCATTTTTGACATTTTCCCATCCAAATATTCCATTACTTCCCCAATCTTCATATAATTGATTTCAGTCTCCAAAGATTGTAGCAAATAGTTAAATACTTTTTGTTCGGTTGCACTTTCTATTCTATTGAATGGTATTTCTCTTTTATATAAGAGTGTCGTAAGTTTTCCCGAAATGACGAACATTTGGTATAACTTTTTGATGTATTCATCAACTTTTTGAAAGAATGGTATTTGACGAGCATTCTCATCTAATCCCCCATAAAGATATGTAAAGGTTATTTTCTTTGCCGTCTCTATATCACATCGGTAGAGGTTTGCAAGATGTTGGTGAGCCGTAGTACCTTCCGGAAATTCATATCCAACCATTTTTGCAATCAATCGAATGTGATAAGACTCATAATCAAATTGAATTAAGGTTCCGTGTGGATGACGACTAATAAACATTTCTCTTGTTCCATCGGATTTGTTTAAAGCAGAGTAGTTTACGTTAAGGTGTCTATTGGATGGCCTTCCGGTAGTAGTGTATGGATTATATTGCGTATACACAATTCCGTTTCGCTTGATGTATTGCGGATTGAAATTAAAACTATCTATAAATTTTTCCTCAACGACTTTTACCCCAGCCCCTTCCAACCTTCCTAATGTGTTGATTGCTGATGTATATTTTCTATCCCATTCTCTTCTTGTACTGATATTTGGGATTAACTTTAGAACTTCTAACCATTTCATTAAAGGTATACAATCATTCAATTCTTTAAAGTCGTTTCTATACCCTCTATAAACCGATTCTACGACCTCATTAAAGATAAATGGTTTCCCATTCTCTTCAAAATATACCCACTCATAATCCAACCCTATGGTCTTTAAATACCTATTGTTTAAAACTAATGTATTTTCGGTAATGATTTTGGATATGTCAAATTTTTCTAATTTCTTTGCATCTATGTGATTGAAATTAATTATGCCATCAATTCCGTCAGATTGTCTATAATATAAAAAAGATAAACGACTTCCCAATGGATGTGCTCTATGTGAACTCCATACAGGAACAATAAGGTCAATGTTTGTATTGCCTTTTAAAAATGTTTGTAAGGATTGTTTATCTTCAATTAGGTTCATAGAACTCTAATATACGAAAAATATTTTAATTTACAAAGTTATTTGTGGAATTGTAGTAGGTTTGGTAAATATAAACCTATGTTTTTCAATTTTTCGGATGCTATGTTTAAAGCTGCTATATTTGAATTTTTTACACCAATATCTTGAATTTCACCATTATCTTTATAAATTTCATTAATTGGGCCGGTTATTCTCCATTTAATTTGTTCAACTATCCAAAATGGGCTTTCTAAATATTTTGAATAAGATTCGTTAGATATTTCAAAAATATGTCCATTTACATCATTAAATTGTCTAATAAAATATCTTCTAATAAAACCATTTTCATAATCCTGTGTGGTTGGATTTGGTACAATTGTATTTGGATATTCAATTTGAAAAATGTCTATATTTTTTGCTACATCTTTATACATTCAATTATATTTTTTTATTTACAATTCTAAATCCAGCTTCAATTGTTGTAGTCCATCCACCATCTTTTTGAATACTATGCTTTGTATTTGTAATTTGAAATACTCCAATTTGATTATATATTTCAGGAATACCATCTACATTAAAATATTGCCCACATCTAAAACCACTAAATCCATCAATTGTAATTGATATGTCTATTGGTGATAATGTTGGTTTTTTATTTACAGGATTGGTTTGTGATTCGGCAATACTATTTTGAATAAGTGTTGCGTTTTTATAAATAAGTGTTTCTATTTTTTTACCACCATCATCTAAAATAAATTTAACAGATTTATCATTAATTACATCAATTAAATTTTGTGCTTCTTTTGTAGTTGATGCTTCTGTTTTTTCTATATTAGGAGTTGAAACCGATGCAGATACTGTTGATTTAAAATTTGCTTCTATTCTTTTTAATTCAACATTATTAATTGAATACCAACCATCTGCATTTGCAAATGTAGAATTATCAATTGCTTTATATGCACTTGGTGGTAATTGTAATGAATCATTTTTTATTTCTGCTCCATTTACTTTAGCTTTGGCTTCTGCTAAAAATTTATTAGAATTAAATAAAGTTCTACCTGCTACCAAATTACTCATTTCAAAATTAAATGAAAAATTTCTAACAATTGATTTTATAGTAGTTGGTTTAAATCTATAAATTTCTTTTTCATTTATTAATTTAGTATGATCGGTTGCCATTTTATAATCTAATATAGTTGGAACAGAGTTTTCATCTTGCAATCCATATACCAATGTAAACAATCCATAACTATGTTGATTAATCATATTTAATACACTTTCTAAAAAATCTATTCTAGTTTGACTTCTATTCCACAATTTTACAATGGTTTCATATTTTAAAAATATATTTAATGCATTTCCAATTCTATCATTTTTATTATGTGCAATTATATCTTGTGCAGTTATTGGAACAACATAATCCCCATTTTCATTAAAATCATATCCGTTTATTCTACCATCTATTTTAATTTTAGGATCAATTTGTATAGTGTTTGTTTCATCATCATTTTTAATTTCAGTTAATTTTGGTAATTCTTTTGACGGAAATATAATTTCATCTGAACTTGAAATGACATATTTATTTGTAATTACAGGTAATATTTTATATTCTTTTTTAATAGAATTACCTTTTGTATCTTTATCCATTTCAAAATCAGTTCCATTTTTTTTATGATATATTGGTAAATTAAAATTAAAAAATGTTTCATCTACATTTCCCTGTCCTAAAATATAATTCATTAAAATACTTAATACAAATCTTAAAGAAACATATGCATCTTGTGAAGCAACTGTATCTTTTTGTTGTTTATTTACTTTTAAAAAATTAAACCAATCATTTTCCCATTTTCCATTTTTTCCTTCAGAATGTTGTTTATTTAATAAATTTTCTAAACTCTTTTTTTCTAAATTAAAATCAGAAACTATTAATTCTACTATTTGATCATATGGTTTTTTATTTTTATCAAAAGATGGTGTTTTTTCTTTACCTTTTCCTTTATGTGGATTTGCAGGAATAGCAAGACTAACTTGATTACCTTGTGTTATTTCTAACATTATTTGATAAGTACCATTATCATTAATAGAAAAATTATAATCTAATACTTTACCCGCTATTAAATCGTATGTACCTAAAGACCTTTCTATTCTATTTAAATAATGAGCAATTGCGGTTGTATCAGATCTATAATATTTTGAAAAATCACTACACCATGTGTCATAATTTCCAGTTTTAGGAATTAATGCGTCTTCTGGTCTATTGTATGGTGTAAGATCTATTTTTTCACCATCTCTAAATGTATTGTAATTTTTTGTAGATGTTTGTAAACTATTTGCAGATTTATTGTTATTAATTTTTGATTTTAATAATGATGAATCACCCCATTCAAATAATACATTCATACCAGGTTTCATAAAAAACAATTCAAACATTTCTAATTGTTTTAAAGTAAAACATACTACATGAACTTTAACAGTTTTTAATGTATTATTTGCACCATCGGTATCAATTTCAACCGATTCAATAATTGGTGTTGAAACTTTTCTACCTTTTTCAGTATTAGTTTCTACTTTAATTGGTTGACCTGTAAAATCAATTCCTATAATTGTATCACCCGTTTGATATGATAAATTTATATCATTTGAATTATTTGATATGATACACCCTTTATATGATTTTCCACCAGAATCAGGATTATTAATTAAATTTTTAATTTGTTCTTTTCTTTTATCTTGATCCGTTTCCGCTGTTCCTTTTACTACCAATGCTCCTGATGTTAATATTGCATATGGATTTTTGAAAGCTGTATCAAATGTACCATTTTCTCTTTCTTTCATTATATCAACTATCCATGGACTTAATGGTGCTAAAAATGGAAATCCCATAACTTATTTATTTATTTTTTCTAAATCATTTAATATAGATGTTAAATCGGATGGTATTCTTAATTGTATACCAGGTTGTACAAAAAAATTAGCATCATTTAAATTATTTGCAGTTGCTATAACCCACCACATTGATACGTTATTATAATATTTGTATGCTAATAAATCTAATCTATCACCTGCTTCGGAAATGACATATAAATCATTATTATTTGGTTTAATTATTGGATATATTGTACTTTCTAAATAATTTTTTTTAGTATCAATATCTTTTAATTGTTTTGTATATGTGTATCTATTAGCCATATAATAATATTATTTTTTTTGCTCACGTTCGTATTTCTCAAGAGCTGCTTGTCTTTCTGTTTCTTTTTTAATATCCTCATATCTACCTTCTGCTGCGGCTTTATTACTATCAAATTCAAACCCACCACCATTTACACCCTGTTGCGTTATACTTTGAACAGATACTTCAGTTGCGGTTTTTGCACTTAATCCTGTAAAATTATAAACATATTTTTGTTCAACAATTTTTGGTTTTTCAATAATTTTCATTCCAATTTGTACATTAATAACGCTTGGATATGGAGTTGCTGCGGAATTTCCTGGTTCAACCAATGGATTTGTTATATCAACACTTTCCCAAGGTGTTGCATCGTCTATACTAATTGATAAATTATCGATTATACCAAATAATTTACTATATAATCCATTAATAGTTAAATAAACCAAATTTGGATTATATAACATTGGAGAATATCCACCATTATTTGGATATGTATTTACACTTATACTTTCATCTGGGAAAACTAATTTTCTTAATTTATCCAAATTTCTTTGCATTGATAATTTTGTAGGTGTATCTACATAATACATTTTTAATTCAAATTTCAATTCTCTAGATACTCCACCATATTTGTAAACATTAAATGGTGAACCAACATATCTAAAATCAGTTATTAATGGATTTATATCTTCTGAAATTCCTGATATAGTTCCTGGTAAAAGTATGTTTTGTGTTGGTTTATCATACATCTGTATAAAAACAAATGGTACATTTAATGTATTTTTTGTTTTAAAGTCTGTATAATCATTTATTTCAAAATCAGTTTTATCAGATAATGAAGAAATTATATCATAGTTTATAATATCAAAACTTTTACCTTTTAAAATTTTATTATCGTCTCTTTTTTTAATACTACCACCAACCCATTCTAATTTACCAGTATGTTTATTTTTTGCTGTTACGTTTTCTTGATAAAAATTTGAAAATGTTTTTGTTTCATTTATTGTTTTACCTGCAACGGTTGTACTATATTTTGCACCATATGGATTATCTCTTGTTGGATTTCTATCTTTTAATCCTTTTATTAAATTAAATCCAATATTTGTAGCAACACCTATTGGTGATGAACTACCTTGTTTTATTTTGTTAACAATCGATTCAGGTGATGGAGATTGCTTTACATAATATGGTGTATCGGCTTCAATTGCATTTCTTAATGTTTCTGGCGTTTTAAATAAAGATATTGGTTTACCTAAAAAAGAATCATTTGTAAAAATTGTATCATCCGGTCTATTTGCTGTACCACCAATTGCACCACCTATTTGTCCACCAATTAAATCGGCAAGTTTATTTGGAGATGAAGCAAGTAATGCGGCACCTCTTGGTGGATTTATTAAACCTCTACTTTCTATACGAACATTGTCTAAATTTCCGTATAATTTAGTTTGTTGAGATTTAAATAATTCTAATATTGTTGCCATTTATAATAATGTATTTAGTATAAATATCCATTAAATAAAAATGTGAAAGTCTTATTAATTATCTACTCTTTCTTTTGACCTTTAGTATTACTATCATATCTCTTAAGTGATTGATTTACTGATTTACCATCTATGTAAAGAGATAATTTATTTTCTCCGGCTGTTCCAAAGAATCCTGCCTGTATTAATGTTTGTAAATTTGCATTTAATTGCACCAATGCCATTGTATTTGTATTCAAAGTTCTTATTTCTGCTATTTCCGTATTTTGATTTAATATTATTTTATCAAACTGTCCGATTTGTGAATTACCATTTATAATTGCTTTATTGGTAGTATCAAAAAGTTTATTATTACCTTTTACGGTTTCATTTGTAGAAAAAGCAATTTTATCCAATAATTTATTTGCATCTCCCGCTGCAACTGATGTACCTCCAGGAGTTGCTGATGGTGCGGCTGCGGCAGTTGCGGCTGCAGCTTTTGCATCTTTATTACCAAACTCCGCATTACCGGCTGCTTTTCCAATTTCACTACCACCCCATGCACCCAGTGCACCTCCTATAAGTCCACCTATTAATGTTCCAACAACAGGAACAACCGAACCAATTGCAGCACCTGCTGCTGCACCACCCCATGCACCTAAACCGGCTCCACCTGCAACTTGTGCAGTTCTTGCCACATTTTCTCCGGTACCTATTCCTTTTGCTTTATTATCTTCCCATTCTTTATATCCTTCTACACCCGCTGCGGTAATACCACCTAATATAGCACCTCCACTTTTTGCAGCCGCACCCATAGTAACCTTACCAGTACCACCCAATCCATTTGCCAAACTATTCATTATACCACCCTCACCTTCTGCTGTTGCGGTAGCTCCTCCTTTACCCAATAATTTTTTTCCTAAATATCCTGCAGTAGCCGTTAATCCACCCCCAATTAATCCTGCGGTTCCTGCACCCATTGCTACCTCTGCATTTTTTTGTGCATTTGTTTGATTGACTTGATTCATTAAAGTTTTCAATCCATCAGTATTTTGCATTATGGCATCATTTATTGCTGATTCCATTTTTGCACTTATTTTAATATCAAATTTTGCTTCAGCAACTGATATTTGTGCATTTGCAACTTGCGATGCTGCTTCTGCACTTTTTACACTTGAAAGATAACCGGCATTTCCTGCAGCTGCATTTCCTAAACCTAAATTACCTCCAGTAGTACCTGTTCTAGTTGCTACCTTTTGTAATGTATTTAAATCCATTCCTGTGGCTTGTTGTAATGCCTGCTGTTGGAACATATCCATATCTTCTGGATTCAAACCTTGTGCTTTTAATGCATCCAATGCTCCAGAAGTGTCACCTGCTGCAAATTTAGCTCTCACTTCCGAAAGGTCTACTTGTTCACCTAACATAGAACTTAATTGCATTTCTGCTTTGATACTATCTTTATAATTTAGTACCATACTTTGTCCGGCTTTTGCAATATCATTAAAACTAACACCCATTGATTTTGCAAATATAACTTGTTTTGCTAATGCAGATGCACTTTTTATTTGATAACTTAATGCATCTCTGGAAGCATTTGATATTTCAGTCATTGCTGCACCTAAACTAACTCCTGCTTTGGATGCCATTGCTCTAACACCCTCTTGCATATTTAATGCAGTTTTTTCCGATACTTTATTTAATCTTTGAAATAAATCATTTGTTTCAGCTATATTTTCGGATGATTGACCTGTTCTTTTTGCAAATATTGACATATCTGCACCAATTTTTGCAGTTGGCATTTTACCACTTGCATTTGATGCTGCTGTCATAGATTCTGCAATAGTTTCTGCAGATATTCCTGCTAATTGCAATTCTGCTGCACCATATCCCACACTTCCTAATCCTTTACCAAATAATGCCGTTTTTGAAGCTTTTTGAAATTCAACGGACATTCTTTGTAATTCAAATCCAAATTTACCCAAAGCCTGTTCAGATGCAAATCCTCCTTTAATATTTTCCTTTATTGTGTCAATTTGCTCATTTAATCCAACCAATTTTTTATCGTACTTTGCAATAGTACCCAATTTATCACCAACCAATCCCAAATCATATGCCAATGCTCCTGCTGCTGCACCCAATGTGAATAGTGCCATTGTTAATCCTTTACCACCTTGTGTTGCTTTTTCTAAAACACCACCAAATTCATTCATCATTGGAACACCACTAAATTGTCCCATTGCAGTGGACATTGCATTTAATTGCTTCTCACTTTTTTCTGCTGCTTTTTCAAATCCTTCAGCAGCTGCTCTTGCATCTTTAAATGTTTGAACTAAAGCTTTACCCGATTCGGTTGATTCGTCAATTTTTTCAACTAAACTATCAAAACTTTTAAAAGATTCTTTTACTAAATCATTAAATTCTGATTGTGTTATATTTCCTTTTGCAAGCTTTTTCGATGCATCCATTATGGATGTATTTAAATTTGTATAAGCTTTGGCTGCTTCTTTTGCATTTTCTACTTGATGTTCGGATAAATCGTTTGATTTTTGCAAAATACCAGATATACTTTGCATTGTTGTTTTTGTATCATCAACTTTATCTTGGAAGGCTTAGTATAGTTTACTATTTTTACCAATAGTTTTTCCAATACTTACAAATGAATCGTCTAAATCATCAAAATTATTTAATGTGTCATCTAATTCATCATTAAATTCTTTTATTTTTTTATTTAATTCGTTATGAGCATCTGCAATTTTATCTACTTTATTAGCTAAAGTATTATATGTTCTAAATTCTTTTTCTAATTGTTTTAATCTATCTTCATCAAATTTTTGGCCTTTTTGCTTTTTACTCAATAGTTTGTCCCACTCATTTTGTATTTTAGAGAGTTTATCAAATTCCGCACCAGCTGCGGCTTGTTGCTGTTGAGGTGTTAATTTACCTTTGGCCATTTAAATTAAAGATTTCTACCGGATTTTTTTAAAAACGCATCTATATGGCTAGAATCAATTCCCAATCTATCTAAAGTTGCTTTTTGATTTTTCATACTAGTTGATACTGCTTTATCGTAGTTACTCCAAACATCTGCTAATTTTGGGTCTGCTCTTCTTAATTTTTGAAGCCAATCACTTTCTTTATTATCTGCTTTAGCTTTAAAAAAACTTTGAAAAAAATCTCCTATCCCAGATTCTTTAACTAATATCCTTTTAGACATGATTATACAATTATTTAATATAAATATTACTTTCTTCTTATTTTGGAAGAAGTGTTTTGTTTTGATTTAACTTTTTCAATAGTTTCAGCCTCATCTTCTTTTGCTTTTAACAATTCTCTCCAATAAAATTCTCTTAAACGAATGGGCATATAATATACATCTTGCCAATTAAATCCACCATTAGCAAAGTAAATCATCTGAAAAATTTTCTGATGTAATACTACTGAATAATTAGTCGGTAGGGTAAAAAAAGTCAATCCCAAATGGGATACGAAGCGCCTCCGTTTCGCCCGTATATGGTGATGTATAGTCGAATTTTAAATCCAAATCAGGTGTCATTGAAACCATATACTTTCTTAAAGCTTTAGAATCACCTGCCAATAATCTATTTATAACAAAACTACTAATTGTTCCAAAATCTCTACTACCGTTTACTTCTGTAATAATTCTTCTATATCTTGTAGTAATTTCGTTTCCTTGTTTTAAAGTTTTCTCACTTGCTTCAATATCTTTGTTAATTGCTAACTCATCACCATGTGTAAGTAATTTAAATTTAATTGGAGTTTTTGAAACAGGTAAAACAAATTCATATTCATTTTGTCTATTTAATAAACTATCATCAATTTCTTTAATTTGAATTTTAGATAAATCAACAACAACTTCAACTTGTTCTTTTTCATTTGGATCTGTAATTGTAACTTTATATTCCGAACCAAATGCTAACATTCTAGATGTAACTAAAATTGCATTCTTATCACCAATAATTAAATCATTTATATTAACTCCAGGTTCAACTACAACGGATTCCAATAATTTATCCAAATGTATTCCTTTTTTTAATAAATTAGCAGATGTAAGAATATCTTCTTCTTTTGCCGTCATTAATTTAATTGTAATTTCACCTTTTGATAATGGTGAACTTTCCGGATAACATAATCCTTTAGATGGTAAACTAATAACCTCGGTTGGATAATCAAATGATTTTGTTTGATTTACAGTTCCAAACCCTCTAGTAACTTGTTGTTCAATGTTTTCGCTCATAATATAACTTTTGTGTTTATTATATATATCTCGTTTTTAAAAAATAAAAAAGGGGATAACATTTCTGCATCCCCTTTCTTTATTATTTTTTACTAAATTAAAATTCTAAAATAGCGTAGTCAAATGTAATTGTTAATTCAATCATAACTGGGTCGGTTGAATTACTCCAATCTACGTCACCAAAATTTGCTGAAGTGATAAATGCTCCTTTTAAAGTCCATTGTTCAATTTTATCTCCTACTGGTCCTAACATATAGAAAGTAATGTCTTTCTTATAGAAAGCTGCGTATCCATCTCTACCTGTTAATGATTCATGTGATTGACGAACCCACTCCATTACTTGTTGTGCACCTGATGGTACAATTGGGTCATACAATGTGATTGTAATATCATCCCAATTTGCTTTACCTTTTAACTTTCTTTTTACGTTAATATGGTCTAATTCAACAATCTCTGCGGTGAAGGTTGGTCTTGATGCGGTTTTAATAAGATAAGATTCAATACCGTTGATTTCCATAATGAAACGGTTTTGCATCTTTGGTTCAAAATTCTTATAAAACATTTTGTCAAACTCTAATATCTCTGGCATTTTACTTTATTTTTATTGTGTTCTTATATAAATATCTATTTCTTAAATTATCCGTTAAATGCTGCTCCAGTTGGTAAAATGTTGAAATCAATTTGAATGAATTCAGCTGTTTTAGTTGGTTGTAAGTAGATAGCACCTTTCATAATGTTTCTATCAATTACATCTGGAGTATTATTAGTGTCATCCATTACTACTTTGAAAGCGTAAAGACCTTGTCTTTGTTGGATTGACTCT